TGATGAATTTTCTGTTAAAAGAGTATATTTGATATTGTCTATTGATATTGTTTCATTACGTAAAATACTGAATATTGTCTCAAATATGTTTGTAATTAATATATATAAATTATTACTTGGATTGATTGTTTCTAATAGGTTTTTATATGTCAATGTTTTAAAAACAATTAAATTTCCGTTAAGAACATAAACAAACCATTTAATAAGTTCAATAGTATTCAGATTACTTAATTCTATATCCTTAACATTTGCTTTATATATTGGATTATCATTTGCATTATAAAAATAGGTTCCATTGTAAGATGTATCTTTCAATTGAGATATGATATTAGGACGGATATAATCAATAATATATTTATCAAATATATATGTCATCATATTCTTAATAATAATACCATCAAAACATACTACTGAATTGGTTATAGCATAAATATTAGGATATAAAGTATCACTATCAATATTTTTAAAACCATAATCTACATTTTGTTTTATATCCATAATCATATGCCATAAATTGTCAATCAAATGAGTTGTTACATATTTTTTGAGTGGTGAATCAGTAATTTTATTTGTTATTTTGGTCATTAGATACTTATAAAACTTTGGTAAAATATCATTTAAAATATAATGTTCATTCATTTGTTTTGATATCATTGGTAATGTATTTCTAACATATTCAATTCCATATGATATTGACCATCTAGTGACTACAATATCATTTACTTTTAATTGTCCTGAAGTTAAATTATCAATCAACATTAATTTTCTTAAATCACTATAATTTGTAACTAATAAAGTATTATTAATTACTATCATATTATTAATAACAATTGTATTGCTAATATCATAATTATACATATCCCATTGTTGATATTCTTGAATACTATCATTAGATGTAAATGAAATGTTTACATTAGTAGCATCGTTTAATGAAATATCAAATATTGTAATTACAAAGCATAATTCACTACTTAATTCTGATAATACAGAGGTTTTATTATATTGAATTTCTTTAATAGTTTTAACAAATTCCAAATCAATTTTATCAATAAAAAGTTTGTATGCAGTTTCTAATTTAGATTCCATAAGATTGTATTGATTAATAGTTGTTCCAAAAATACTATTTGTTAATTGTGTTTGATGAGTTGATCCAAAAAATGTTTGTAGAATAATATCTGTATTTTTATCTGTTTTTACATAAATTGATACATACAAATCTTGATTAAATATACTTTGGAATAATCGTTTTAGATAGTTAATATTATCTAAAGAAACCTTACCACTTTCATTAATAATTAAATTAATTTGTTCAGATATAGTTAAAGTACTATTTTGAAGTTGTTGTAATATAAAATTATAATTGTTATATACATCATAATTAATATCCAATAGTTTTATATTTGATAGAGGAAGAAAACGTTGATTATTTAATGTAGTACTTTCAATAGTATACATAATAGTATTATCACTCCATCGTTGTTTGGAAACATAAGTTGCTAATCCCTTCGGATCTATTAGATTATAATTATTTGTCCAATAGAATTGAAAAAGACCATTATTAGTAACATTTTGATTATTTAATATAAGATTAGATGAAGCATCAAAGTTATTATTAATAGTTTTACCAATAATAGTAAAATCTGTTGTATTTGTTGTTGTATTAACAATATCTATATTACTAGATATATAAACGTAGTCATTTTCAGATATAGGTATAGATTCAAGTTTATTAAGATAAAGTTTATTATTGGAAATGTCTTGAACATATAAAATAGAAAAGGGTGTTTGATAGGGAAATCCATCTATTGGGTATTCTAATTTTTGTTCTTGATAATTCTTATAGAAAATATTTAGATAATTGAAGTACTTACCACGATATATATATTTAGGTTTAGTATCAGTTTCAAAAATAGGAATTAAATTATTGCTAATATCATTTACAGAATTAATAGTTATATTTTGGCCATTATTTCTAAATAAATCAACAACAAAAGCAATATTATTTGTTTCAGTAGTAAAAGTAATAGGAGATATATTACCACTTTGATCAATATAGTACTTGCTATTATATACTAAATTGAGTGTATTATTATTGTCATAAATAACAGGTATAAATTTATTCAAGTCTTTATTATCTGTTATTTGGATGATATTATTTTGAACTTGATAGTAATTATTACTTGAATCCAAAACATACTTTATTTGATTTTTATCTGTTGCATATAAGCCTTCTAAAGTCATCAAATCTTGATCTTCAGGAGAAGTACTTGCATATATATATACTAGTGCATTTTTTGATATATCACGTAAAGGTTCTGCGATAGTAACTATCCATTGTGTAGATGTAGTAGTTATGCTAATAATTTGTTGTAAATCTAGTGAGTTTATAACATCTTTTCTCGAACCAATAAAATATATATTTTTTAAGTTATCATTATTATTAGTTAATTCTGATTCTATAAATGAATAATTTAGAGGTAATAACTCAGCTTTAATAATGAATCCATCTTGAAAGTACTCATTATTCGTCTGATGTAAAACAGATTTTAATGTATAATTTAGTCCATCAAATCCATAACAGAATAATAATGGTTCTAATTCAACATTAGTATTAGTTTTTAAATTAATATCGACAATAATGCTTTCATTATAAGATATATCAAAGAAGTTAATATCACGAGTGTTACGATCTTCAATATACTTTACAAGTTTAAATTCAGGGGATTGAATAATATAATCTCTTAATTTGGTTAAGAATTGTTGATAAAAAATACTAGAACTTGATATTGTTTTATCTCTATTAACTAATTGAAATTCATGGATAAGATACTGAAAATTAGTAGGATAATAGAACTGTTTAATAGTTTCTTTATAAATATCATCAATAGTATCCTGATTGTATTTCATCTCAAAAATTTGATCACGGTATTCATTATCTGAACCATTATTATAAGAACTAAAAAATGAATCAAAATATTCCTTAAGACGACCTTCATCTATAAGATTATGATTACCATTTAACCAAGGATATGTTTTTGCTACCATAACATGGTGAACTGCTTGAGGATATTCATTAACTTCATTATTAACAATATCATTAATTTCATTTAATCGTTCTTTAATATATCTATATTCTGAATAACCCAAATTTAAATCATTAGCTTGTTGTGTTATAATAGAATCAACTTCATGTTGTATAGAATTTGGATAGTAAACATTAACTGATGGTAAATCAATAGATACAGATAATTCATTTAACAGGTCACCATTATTAGGAATATTAGCTTCACATGTATTACCAAAACTAGATTGTCCTTTTAATTTGATATCAATATCTTGTAGAGCAAATAAACTATGTTTTTTATAAACTTTTTTGAAAAGAGTAACTTCTGGATTTCCTATTAATGGTTTATCTTCTATACCATAAGTTTCTAACTGTAAAATACCTCCAGTCATATTAATGTAACCTAATAAATTATTTATTCTTTAAGTTTCTAATAAAACATAAAGAAAAAGAAAGTATATCAAATGCTGAATTCGAGTGATGCCATCCCATTTTTTATACTTAAAATATTATAACTTTTAGACATCATTTTTACAATAAGGGTATCATTATTATTTTTTAATCGATTAAAATAAGATGGATTTATATCAAAAAAGACAGATTTAGAGGATATAACAGATAAATTAGTAGATCCAGATGGTTGTAATATTTCTGGTTTTCGAGCGAAGGAATACATATAGATTCCATCATCGATACTATTAGAGTGATAAATGTATGATTGAAGTGTATTAAAATACATTGGGTCAATTTTATCTCTTATATTAATACCATTTAATATTAATGTCATATTATCTACTAATTGAGATGTATTAATTACTTGTAAATAGCCATTATCAATAGAAGATACATATTTACCTTTTATAACAATTGAAGTTGTTTGTTGATTATCTTCTGTAATTGAATCTATTATATAATCTCCATTATAAAATTTTGTTTTAGTTATCCTAATTTTATCACCAATTTTCAAACCATATATAGATACTTGAATAGATAATAGATTATCTCCAATATTAGAAACATTAGTTATTTTTGACATATTAACATCATTATATACATCCCACTGTTTAAAGATTTGAATAGCAGATTTTGATTGAACAGTCCAAAATAGTTCTTTAACCGAGTTATAAAAGTATAAATCGCAGTTAAATTTAGGTATTTGAATATCAGTATATTGAATATATTTATGTTGTTCAATAAGATATTCTAAGCGACTATTTCCAAATTTTTCTCTTTCATCTTGTCCTAAATAAACATAATCAATTAATAAACTTGCATTTGTAAATCTTACATAATCTCCTAAATTTATATCATCAGATCTTGCATCTTCTATTGGTTCAAAAAAGATACAATCATTTAAGTCTCTAAATTTAACACTAATTTGAATATCATGATATCTTAAAGCTATACAGGGAAGTGCAACCCCGTGAAAACGACAAAACCAAAAAGGTATGGGTATATACATTGAATAAGCTGGTTTTTTATCTGAATTATAGTTTGTTAATGAATTAACATTACCAATCATCTTATAATAGGTATCTTTATGGTTAATATTAAGGGATAATTCATACCATACATTTAACATATCAGATGAAAAGCTATCAACTACTTGACCACCTAATTCTAAACTTATTCGTTCTATTAATCGTAGACCTAATTTTTTGATCCAAGCAAAACGATAGTATATAGTTTCATTTAATTTATTAATATTTTCTTGATATTCTACTTCATTGATTAATTGTCTTTTATAATCAGATACAGATTGTTTAAAGTCAATAAGAAATTTAAGAAGTGATGATCTATATTCAAGGGTCGCATTTTGGTCATAAATTGAATTTGCAAACCCATCAAAATAAAAATGATACCAATGAATCAAGTCTAAATAATAGTAATCAGAAATTGTATTAGCGACGGTTCTAAATATATCATCATAAACATTATATATTTTAAATTGATCAGAGTTAATAAAAGTATCAAGTTCTTGAGTAACAGTAGCAAAATTAGATGATGTACTTATAGCTTGTGCATATAATTTTCTCCAAAGGACGAATAATGGTTTAATATATATATTTAATTTATTCAATTGTAAAGAACTTACTATAGAAGGGTTAGAGGTATAATTAATTTTTTGAATAAGTACTTCAGGTAAATCAATTTTAACATAAATTTGGTGAATCAAGTCTCCAATTTTAGAGAGATTACAAGTAACTTCTTCACCAAAATTAGGAGAACCATCAAATGTTTCTTCATGAGTTTCAATAGCAAAGTTACTATATCGAAGGTAGACGATTTTAAAAAAAGTTATTTGAGGATTAATAGTTAAAAAAATATCTTCTTTTCCAGCTGAAACAATTTGTAATAACCCTCCAGCCATATTTATAACTAATCCTCACAGATTATTTATAAATTAAATACACATTATGTACTAAGAAAGTACTCCCACTTGTTAAACTCACATATTTTCTTGTAATTTATAACTAATCTTTACAGATTATTTATAAATTAAGTACTAGGAAAGTACTCCCACTTGTTAAATTCACATATTTTCTTCCAAATTTCATCATGTTCTTGTAACTTACTTCTACTTTTTAAATAATTAAAATAAGGTAAGAACTCATCGTAACCTAATAGTTCGAATAATTTATGGAATACATAATTGTTATTAATAAAATTTTTTCTATTATTTGGCTTGAACTGTTTAAATGGTTCCTGTACTTCCTTGAATAATTGTCTTAACTTATCCTCTAATTCTCTGGTTAACATTGGTGGAGGTAAACCATTAAGTTTATTAATTATATATGGAATATGTTCATAATAGGATGTCAAACCAAGTTTTTTCAAAATAGCGCGTAATGTACAATTATTAAGAGTAGATAAATCGGATATTCTTAATTTCTTCAATTCATTAATTATTTGTTGAAATATTTCATTTGGTATCTCAGTTGATTCTTTACCCTGGAATTGGTTCAATAGTTCTGAAAAATGGTTCATACGTTTATAGCCATTAGGTTTAGTTTCAATAACAGGTTCTTTATAGTTTGGTTTATCACTTTCGATAGCTATAAATTCTGAATGTCCGCATTCAGTACAAACTAGGATACCTTCTTGTAAATGTAATGTTTTTTCCTTCTTACAAAAATCACAGTGAGGCATATGATTAGGTCGTTTATTATTGATCTGTATTTTCTGTGTAACTTTCAGATAATTATCAAAACATTCAGATTTAGTATCAGTTTGATTATTATAATATTTATCGATAATATCGAGAGTATTATCAAAATATTCAAGTTCATCTTCTAAATTTTCTATCTTTCTAATTTCTCCTTCAATTTCCCGTATACCTTCTTTCAAAGTTGCTCTTTTACCTATGTTTTCAAAAGTATAATCCATAGTATCATCATATTCATTTTGTAATTTTTCTAATCGTGTTTGTAATTTGGATAGTTGTTTATCTTTTTTTTCAAACTCTTTCATTCTTTCTTGATGTTTGCTATCAAGTGTTCCATGTACAATTAATGATTTATTGATAATATTACTGCAAAATGACGAGTATTTTATATTTTTATCTTTGAATGATGATTGAGAAGTACCAACTTTGGTCTCCATTTAGAATCGTATATATATAAAATCACAGGTAATTTCTTTATATCTTTTTTTAATTCAAAGTAATAGATCGATATTAAAAATAGAAATAGTTATATATATGCAAATTGATAATTTTATAACATCAATATATATTCTTTTATTGGGTATTATAATTGGAGTTATATTGTATAATAAATTCGATAAAGATTACTATAAAATATCAAAAACGATGCATTATTTTACAGTATTATGTGCATTTTTATTTTTATATATGGGTTTCTTTCCAGCAGCTGTTTTATTAGGTTTTCATTTAGCTTACGAATTTAATATTTAAGGTGATATTATATGAAACATCAGATTGATCAAGTATATGTTATTAATATGGATAAGGATAAAGATAGATTAAATAAAGTAAAAAAAGAGATGAAAAAACATGGTTTACGTTTTAGAAGATTTAATGGAATAGTAACTAAGGAATTAAGCAAAGATGTTTTAGATTCTTATGTAGAGCCATCATGTCAAAAATTATGTACAAAGGGTTTAATTGGATGTGGAATAAGTCATATGAAAGTATGGGAAGATGTAATAAATATGGGATATAAGAATGCTATAATATTTGAAGATGATGTTATGTTAGATGAAAATTTTAATGAAAAATTAGGGTTTAATTTGAAGGAACTACCAGATGATTATGATATATTATATTTAGGGAGTTTAGGGTATGGTGATCCTAACGCAAAATTAGATATATTATCAGGAGTATCAAAATTTGTTTTTCCTATACCAGATGGTATAAAGGAAGAAAATCAAAAGTACAAAACATTAATAGTACCAGAATTCCCTTTAGGATTATATGGATATATGATAAGTAAAAAAGGTTGTCAAAAGTTTATAAATAGGTTTCGAGAAAAGAAGTTACAAAATCATATTGATGTTGAAATGATGTTATATAGAGATGGTTTAAAAGTATTTTCATGTAATGAATCAATTGCTTATCCAAATTTTAATATACCATCGACGATCCAAGAGGTTGAATTTCCGAGGTTATTAGATAAAATATTGTATAATATCAAAACATATAATGGAATGCCATATTCAAGAGTATTAGGGTTATGTTTTTTCCAAGTTAATGATAATAATATTTCATTATATTATGGTTTGTTTTTATTGTTGGGATTATTAAGTAATAAATATAGATGGTCAATATATGTATTTTTAATTAGTATATCACTGGATGTATTAGAGAGTGATAAAAAAGTTGGATTAGCGTTGGTTACATTTTTTATTGGAAAAATAATAAGTTTTTTAATACGGAGTAAAAGGTAAGTAAACAAGTAATATTTTTGTTCTATATATTGAGTTTATAATATATAGGACATTAATTAGTGTTTTTTAGAAAATTTTTTTCTGTGCTAAAGTATATCATACAAATGGGTGGTGGTTTAATGCAACTCGTTGCCTACGGTGCTCAAGATGTTTACCTAACTGGTAATCCTCAAATCACATTCTTCAAAGTAGTATACAGACGTCACACTAACTTCGCTGTTGAGTCTATTGAACAGACCTTCAACGGTGTTGCTGGTTTCGGCCGCAAAGCCACAGTTACTCTACAACGCAACGGTGATCTAATTTCGAACACCTACCTACGTGTAACTCTACCGGCTGCCACTGGTGCCGCCCCCTGGGCATGGGTACACAAGGTTGGCCATGCTCTGATCCAATCAGTTGAGCTCAACATTGGTGGCACCAAGATTGACAAACAATACACTGATTGGTTCAACATCTGGGCCGATCTATCGAACAAGGTTGGTCAATCCCGTGGCTTCAACAAGCTCATTGGTAACGTCCCAGAACTTACCGAGCTTGCCCTAACCCACGGCGAGAACGTACTATACGTTCCCCTTATGTTCTTCTTCAACCGCAACGATGGCCTAGCCCTCCCTCTGATCGCCCTTCAATACCATGATGTGCGTTTCGAGTTCGAGTTCCGCCGCCTAGATGACCTGATTGTAGGTGCCAAGCCCACCATCGGTGACCTAGTAACTGCCTCTCTATTCGTTGACTACGTCTACCTAGATGCCGAGGAGCGCAAGAAGTTCGCCACCTCATCCCACGAGTACCTAATTGAGCAAGTACAGTTCACTGGTGACGAGTCAGTAACTGGCCTAAACGTCAAGCCTCGCCTAAACCTCAACCACCCAGTCAAGGCTCTCTACTGGGTGATGAAACTAGGCAAGTTCACAGCCGGCTCAACTTACCTAGCTTACGGTGCTGATATCGAGGCCGTCCGCCTACTAGCCACCAAGCGTTTCTGCCTAGCAGTTGCCGCTTACCTCGGCACAGGTGCTGGCACCACCCTTGATCTATCAGGCAACAACCTAAAAGCTGCTGCTGCCCTATCAGCTGGTCTAACAACCAAACTAACTGCTGCCCGCGCCGTTGCCGTATCATCTGAACGCCTAGATGTTGATAACATTGTTATCACCGGTGACCTACTATCAGTTGAGGACCTATCAACCCCCGTTGTTACCCTCCTACTAGCTTCAGGCCATACCCGTGTTACCGTTGGTGATGGTGCCGCCGCTTCTGATGTTGTTGTCCGTGACTGGGCTAACTACGGCCAAACCCTTGACCGTAAGGAGAACCCCATCAAGGATGTCCTCCTACAGCTCAACGGCCATGATAGATTCAGTCTACGTGACTCGAACTACTTCAACTACGTTCAACCGTGGCAACACCATTCCAACACACCTGCTGATGGTGTGAACATGTACTCATTTGCCCTAAACCCTGAAGACCATCAACCATCAGGCACATGCAACATGTCCCGCATTGATAACGCTACCCTAAACCTGACCCTAAAGGCTAACACCCCCGTGTCAGACACCAAGCTATCAATCTACGCTCTATCATACAACGTGTTCCGCGTTGTTGCCGGCATGGGCGGCCTAGCTTACTCCAACTAAGCTATTCAATCTATTTAGGTTGGATTTTATACTTAAAATAAAAAATAAATTTCTCTTTGGAACTTGTTAAATTCCCAAGAAAAAATAATTTAGACCTTTGAAAGTTTAAAAATAGACGATTCCACGATAAACTTTTCAAAGTTGAGGCTTTGTATCCTCGTCTAAAAATTGCTTTTGTGCCAATGCAGCCGCACTGATGCGGCTCAGGTAAGCTGGACGACCGATCTTGGAAATCGCCTTATATAGTTTTGCTTAAAAGGTATATAAAGAGATGGCTTTTAATTTTATTAAAAATGTCATGCCATTATTACTGCAAACTCACTGAGTTTATGAACGACTTAGCAAAAGACATTATGACCATTCCTGACCTCCAAACGCAAGTGCCACTCCTACAAGAGTTTGACAAAGTACGCAAACCAGCCTACAAGCTCCTTGATACACTCCAAGAAGCAAAGGAAAAGGTAAGACCCGATACATCCGTATCTTTGCCAGATGTTGTGATCAAGGCCAAGTTGGAAACAAATGGTCTAATTATTCAAAAATCATGGGATTACGCAAAAAGTCTTACATCATTGCCGAGTGAATACAGAGACATGGTGCATGATTTTATCCATGTCTACGCATGCACTATGCTATCTTCATTTATGATTGTAGATGGAAAATGTCTAACAACAGAGGTTACACGTTGTAATGTTGCCTTTGGAAAATTCAAGTTTGATCGCATGACCGTAGAATTAGCATGATCATGCTTCTTTTGAAACATCTATACATAATGATATTCGTATAAATGATTTAAATAAATGTCAAATATAAACATATTATAAGAATGTGGATATTACTTGGTATTAGTGATGATACTGTTGAAAAAGAAACATTTGTATATTTTATAGGTGTATTTGATGATTTATCACTCATAAAACAGAAAGTAGAAAATTTGATCACTACTACAAATTCTAAAAGAGGTGACTATATTATTAAATCATTAACTATAAATAATACATATAATTATGATTGGAGTCACAATGAAGAAGATGAAATAAAAAGTATTTAATAATTTTAAATACACAAAGGTGTATGTCAAATTGATGTCGCCGTTCGTGGATAATACAGTACAATACAAAAACTAAGATCATTACCAACTTTAATTTAACAAAAGTCAAAATTTGTTAAACTATTTTTATAAAAACTTTGTATAAATTTCTTCATAACTATAATACATAATTTCATCGGTTTTTTCGTAATCAGTAGCATAATTTTGCTTCTCTAAAATGGAAACTATTAATTTTTCCTTTTCAAAATCATTATTATTTTCTCTAATTAGAGTCTGATCAGCTATAATCTTAATGATATCTGGATATGGTAAAATTTCGAGATATTCACACATTAATTCACAAGTAGCTTTAGTAACATCAAAAATATGTGTATATAATTTTGATTTAACAACATTTTCATTACTTTTATGATGATCTATCACAATAAACTTTTTTGAAAATAACATTAACCACTTCATTATATCAGCATCCCAACATATATCTACAACTACTACATTTTTGTTTTTAATAATTTGAAACATATCAGATGGAAATGGTTCACTTGGACTGAAACTAAATACTTTTACCTTTTTATTTAAATTTATAAGAACACTTTTTAACATTGTTGTTGCAAATGCTCCATCCAAGCTGTCACTTTGCGTTAAAATTATATATTTATCCATTTTGTGTATCTACCTTTATCCAATATTCAATTGTATATTTTTTTCAAATTTTTTAAATATATTTATGGATATATTTAGGCATAAATTACTTCACTTACTATACGATGTTTTATAAGACTAACCTCTGTTAATTGTACTATTATTTTACTTCCTATTCCTATAACCATCTCACCACTCCAAAGTACATTTTTATCATTATCATATTCCCATTTTTTTCCTAATATATTAGATACATGTATCCACCCATCTAACATCATTTCTGGTATAAGATATCCTAATCCTACTCTATTTATATCTATTACATATGCATTGTATATGTATTGTTTAGTGTTATTGATTAATGTATATAGTTTCCATTCATGATGAAGTTTATTAAGTTTGTCTATAATATGATTTCTATTGTTAATTGACTCTAAAAGATCCGGTAAATTAGTATATATTATACCACCAAGTATTCGGTGAACTAAAACATCAAAGTAACGGCGAATAGGACTGGTAAAATGTGTGTAACTATCTACGTTTAAACCAAAGTGACCTGCTTTACTTGCTTCATACCTTGCTTTAGCATACTTTTTAATAGTTATAAATGAATCTACATAAATATTATTAGTATATTGGGTAGTATCTATATTTTGAAACTTTTCATGATAACGTTGTGGACTTTGCGGTGCTTTTCCTTGTAGATGTTTTGATATAGTTATATTAGCAAGGAACATAAGATATTCAATCATTTTATGTGCATCATCATCGTACCTTTCTAATGTAATATTATTATTAATAATTTTAACAACTGGTATAACAAGTTTATTTTTATGCCATTGTAGTGCATAATTACGTATATAATTTAAATCGGGAGTATTAAGACTGTTATTTGCTTCAATATAGTCATATCTTTTCTTTACAATAATAGAACTAGGATATATGTCATAAGAGTTTAAATCATAAGAATCATTAGATATTTGAATTGTAATAACTTTTCGCTCTTGGTTTTCTATAAGACTATATGCATTATCAGCTAACTCTGATGGTAACATATTAGATACAATTTCAGGTAAATATATTGTAGATGCTCTACATAATGCAATAATATCTATATCACTATTTATTGGTAACTGATTATGAATATCCACTATATGAATATAAAATATGTTATTTGATATGTCTATTGAGATTGCATCGTCAAAGTCCTTAGATGTAGTTGGATCAATTGTAAATGTATTTAAATGATTTAAGTTTTGAAAGGGCTTTGTGTAATATGAATCTGATATAGTCCAATTGAGAGATACATCTGGAATGGAATTATATACGTCTAGGATAGATTCTACATCATTACTTCTAATATTAATAGATCCATAATTTTTTATTACAGTTACGTTATTATTATTAATATTACATAATAAACGATCTCCTAACTTGCCATTTAAATCAATAAGAGATAGGTTTAATTTATGATCTAATAAAGGAAATGATATAAAACATTTACCACCATTAAAGCCTTTTATAATACCAATACTTAGCATTAGTATTATACTAGGAATATTTCTTTAAACCAAGTGTTTTGTAAAAGAAAAGGGCAGCAAGATGAAGGCATTCTTGATCATCATGAATGGAATATCTTTGGTAAAGATATCATTCTCCATAAAGATCGTAAGAGGGGGCTTGGATGTCTTCTTGTTGATCACCTTGTACTGCTTGAGTAGTGCATTGTACCAGTGAAGGGTAGCAATAGCGTTGAAGTTTATCGTGATACAGCATCCTGGCGCTGGCGTTTCCTTCAGGCATGGCTTAATACCATTGTACTCGAGCACATAGTCCATATGCTTGCACATTGCATCGAGCATATTGACAACCTTCATGAAACGGTCCGTAGAAGCATTCTGCGGGCGGCGGTCAAAAGAGAGAGCCATTGTGAGACTGGGATGGGATAATTGTAAGTAAAGTTGGATGCAAATTTTTTTTCAATTTTTAATTTAATCAACTTTGTTGATTAAATTAAAAAGGGGGCATATTTCCAAAGGAAATGTGTTCAATTTTATATAAGAATGTTATAACATTCTTATATAAAATTAGGTGAGACGTAAGTCGAGATCAATTTTTTTAATTAATAAAACCATTTACGTTTTACTTTTATTAAATCTATTTCTAATTGCATATGTTTTGTTTTTTCTTCCATTTGTTTTGTTTTTTCTTCCATTTGTTTTATACTAGCAAAAGAGTCTGGTATTTTACTTACTACTATACCAGTTGTAAAAATAGCTGTTAATCCGGATGCGAGGATTAGGGTCGGTTTAATGTTTGACGTCATTACAATTAATGACATGGATAAACCTTTAAATGATCTTGATTCAAGGTACATATATATGTCATTATTATGATACATTATGCATTATCTTTATCAATTTATATTAAAAAAAGAATCATTAGATAAGATTAATTTATAATGATCAAAAGATCAATTTAATTAAACAATATAAAGATATTGCGTAGTGTATCAAGTAAGTAATTACTATATAATGCCAATTTCTTTTGATTTAGATGAACTTAGACAAAGGTATGATTGTAAGGTATATTTAGAAACAGGTATGTGGGATCCAAGAGGGGAAGTAAGTTTAAGAAAAGCTTTAAGATGTTCATTTGATAAAGTCTATTGTATTGAGCTACGAGATGATTGGGTTGCATTAGGCAATCAAGTATTCAATGAAGATGTCCAATGTAACCGTCTAAGAATTATTCATGATGATAGTGTTAATCTATATAAACATATAGGTAGTAATCCTGATTTTTCACAACGTAGTATGTTTTTTCTAGATGCACATGTTGATAACTCTAATATACAAAACTATCAAAAAAAATGTCCTTTATTTGATGAATTAGAAGCCATTAAACAAATATCTAGAAATGATAATATTATCATGGTTGATGATCTTAGGATTATTACACAACCATTTCCATGGGGTGAGACAATATATGGAAATATAGATTTTTTAAAAGTAATTAAGGAAAAAATATTAGAAATCAATCCAGAATATAAGTTTATGTATTTAGATGGTCAAATACCTAATGATGTATTGTTGGCATATATTTGATTTTTGTATAATTGTTATTAAACAAAAATTGATAATTAAAACAGTATATATATAATACACACTATCTAAAAACCACTATAAATATATACAATACACACTACAATGACAGAATATACTATCGACCTGTCTATTATAGACTTTGATCATTTAAAAGAATTTTTAGGTCGTGAAATAAAGACTGAAGAAGCTTTTGAAATAATGCATATGGTAAAAGAACATATTAATGACTATATATTGGAGTGCCTTGTATCTAATAGTGGTATTATTACAAAGTTAACTCTTTGGCAAAAAGTAGAAAACATTTTGAATCGTACTTTAACAGTAAGTGAAAGGAAAGTAGTATCCAAGTATATACCTCGATTCTATTATAATTCAAACTTGAAGATTGAAGATACTCCTCTGATGGATATTATTGATACTTGGATGTAAAAAGCTTAAAAAATACATCTAATAAGTTAATAAAGTAGTCTTTTTTTAATTTATTTATAATAATTGTCTTATTATAAATGTTACTTAGAAACATTACTATCAATAGGTTTAAAACCAGTGTTTTACCACCTTTTATAGATTATATTATTCATCCTGATCCACCTGCAATTGAACAAAAACTAATAACTGTACCTTATTCGCGTTTTTTAGATAAAGTAAAACAACATCAAATTGATAAAGTAGTAGTAAGACAGGATTTAAGTGAATTAATTGATGATATTAATGAACGTGTTATACTTCCTTCTAATAGTAGTATTATTGACTTTTTAATACAGAACAAAGTAAATGTAGCAGTGATTGAAAATGATAATATTATTAGCAATATAATGATAGGATTACAAATTACCTTCTTTTTTCTACTTTTAAGAAGTCTTTTAGGACGTGTTAATATACCAAATATAGTATCAAAATATGAACCTAATAAAGATAAACCTGATGTTACATTTAATGATGTAGCTGGTATCGATAATGCAAAACATGATTTACAAGAATTAGTATCATTTTTAAAAGAACCTGATAAATATACAACTATTGGTGCTACTATACCTAAAGGTATATTATTGGTTGGACCATCTGGTGTAGGTAAGACATTATTAGCTAAAGCAGTTGCCGGGGAATCAGGTGTACCCTTTTTCTCTTGTTCTGCATCAGAATTCATTGAATTATTTGTAGGTATGGGTGCATCTAGAATAAGAGAACTGTTTAAAAAAGCTAATGCAAATACACCATGTATTATATTTATTGATGAATTAGATGCCATTGGTAAAAAAAGAAGTGTAAATGTAATAGGAAATAATGAACAAGATCAAACTTTAAATCAACTATTAACAGAATTAGATGGATTTAATAGTAATAATGGTATTATTGTTATAGGAGCAACTAATAGGGTTGATATTTTAGATGAAGCATTATTAAGACCAGGTAGATTTGATCGAAAGGTGTATATAGAATTACCAGATGTAAAAGGTAGATTATCAATATTAAAGGTTCATACGAAAAATAAAGTATTAAGTGAAAATATTAATTTGGAAAAGATAGCTAAAATTACAGTTGGATTTTCTGGAGCAGATTTAGCAAATTTAATTAATGAAGCTGCGATATTATCAATAAGAGAAAATATAAACTTTATTAATAATGTGATGATAGAAAAAGCACTTGAAAAGATAACTATTGGAGATGAAAAAAATACAATTTTATCTAAAAATAAAAAGAAAATAATAGCATTTCATGAAGCTGGACATGCTCTAATGGGTATACTTGTAAATGATTATGATATAGTTAGAAAAGTATCAATAGTTCCACGTGGTAGAGCTGGAGGTATTACTTATTTTGAACCATCTGAAGAAAGATTAGATATTAGTTTAATGACAAGAGAATATTTGGAAAATAAAATTATGGTGGCATTAGGTGGTAGAATTGCTGAAGAAATTATATTTGGAACCATGAAAATAACCACTGGTTCAAGTAGTGATCTAGAAATTGTAAATACTTTGGCAAGAGATATGGTGACTCGGTATGGTTTTAATGAAACTCTTGGACCAGTACGATTAAGTGAAATATCAGATAATACTCAGACTGCTATCGATAAGGAAGTCCAATTCCTCATTGAAAAATTATACATTAAAGCAAAAAACTATCTTTTGAAATATGAATTTTATTTACATCGAATTGCTGAAGCATTATTAGATAAAGAAACCTTAAATGAAGAAGATATTAATTTATTAACTTTTGGACTTGATTGTGATTATATATGTAATGATGGAGGTTTTTAATGATATCTATTGATAATATTAAAGATAGTACATATGGAATTTTATTTACGCATAATTAAAAGAGTTACTATTCCAATAACTAAAATTGTAATAATAATTAGGTATATTATTGTACGACTTTTAGGACAATTTGATTTTGGACAATCTATTTGAGGATTGTTAATACGTTCAATATCATTTATCATAAGATTAATCATATATATTAAAAGTTCTTTTAATGATTCCATATTATCATTAACCAATTGAATATCAGGATTACTTTCAAGAGTGGTTTTAATAACATTAAAGTTATCATTAACAATAGTTTTTATAATTTGAAGGTATTTTTTTCGAAGATTATATTCTGAAGTACTTAGATTAGTGACAGATACTTCAAATTTAAGTAATACATCATATATTTCACGTGGAATAATTTGATATTTTTGAAACATCTGTAATTCTAATGCACTAGGTTCTTCATAGGGAGGTAAAGTAAATTTTTCAATTGGTTTAACATTAAATAATGTTTTAATTGTTTGTTTTAATAAGTCACGAGCTTTATTAAAATTCATTTATATATTAATAATATATATTATTTATCTGATTGAATTGGTTTATTGTAGTAGTTAAATATGACCACAAGATAAATAATATATATTATTAATATATATAATGAATACTCAATACGGAAACGGAGTTGGACAAGATATTTATGATGGAGCAGCTGCTTATGGTCGTATTAGAACTACTATTGTAATGATTTTTGGTATTCTAATTGCAATCATTTTGCTTATATTTGGAATTAAAATACTAAGAAAACCAGATTATCATAAAGTTAATACTAATGCTATTATTGTTACACCTGATTGTAAAACTACTACTTCATATGATAATGGTAAACTAAATACTTATCATAACTGTATTTTAGATATCAAATATAGTGCTGATGGTAAAGAATATCTTAATAAATTAAATACTAGTGGTAAAATTTACTCAGCTAATCAATCTATTAACATACGCTATAATTTGGATAATCCTATGGATATTACAACTAATCCTACTAATAAAACTATTGGTATCATTATGGTAAGTATTGGTCTAATTATAAGTATATTTGTTATTGCCTCATGGTATATTGCTCAAAGATCAAAGTTTGGAGCATCTATGATAGCAGCTTCAGATACAATTGATTTATTCCGTGGAGATCGCTAAATATATGTACTTTATTCTAACTTATTTGATTTATAATTATATATATCCAATACTTTTTTAACTACATCACTTCTCATAATATCTTCTTCTGTAAGTTCAATATGTTGAATACTATAATTATCATCAGGATAGACTGAAAGACGGTTTATGAAATCAACCATTCCATTTGGTTGCTGTTTTAAATCACACTGTTCAGGATCACCTACTATAATCATCTTTGATTTATATCCTATACGTGTTAAAAGTGTTTTCATCTGAATACAATCAATATTTTGTGCTTCATCTACAAAAATACAACTATTATGGAATGTTCTACCACGTATAAAACCTAATGGTGCAATTTCTATTTTACCTTGTTGAATAAATTCTTTTACTTTGGTTGATGGTATAACACTAGAAAAAGAATCATATATAGGTATTAACCAATTATGTAGTTTTTCATCTATTTTTCCTGGTAAGAAACCATATTCTTCATTCATAGATATTGTGGGTCTTGTAATAATTACCTTCTCAATTTGTTTATTAATTAAACCATTTATAGCATAAGAACATCCTATTAATGTTTTACCTGTCCCAGCTACTCCACTTACTAAAACAACTTTAACATTATCTTTTTTTAGCATTTTAACATATCGTACTTGATTATGTGTTTTTGCAAGGTTATCTATACTACAATTAATATCAATTTTAGATCTGGATGCAAACTGACGTATATTAAACATTTTTAATGCCATTTATATCGTTTATATCATATATAAGAAACAATGCTTTATATATTATATAATTAATCATTAATACGAGCACTTAATAACCAACCAATAACAAATGAAAGACTATATAATATATGGATATTAACAGTAAAATCATGATTAACTATGATACACATATAACGAACTGCACAAAAAAGTAACATACATTTTACAAGATTATTAGTTATGATTTGTACCATTTTATGGAGTTATATTGGATTATATATAGGTTTAATATTTAGAAATTTTATTTTTCAATATTTATACAAATGAGTTTATTTATAGCAGCTGGTATACTATTTTATTTATATAGTCAAACAAATAGTACCAATCAAGTTAAAAACATATTACCTCCATGGGGAGTAATTAGTTCCAATCATATTAATGAAATAAGTAAGAATAAATTCCCATTTCTTACTCAAAGAATTATTAAAAAATTACGAATGTTATTTTTATTAAATGTGGATACAACTAAAAAAGAATTAAATAGTATACATGAATGGAATCAACAATTGAATCAAAAAGTTAGTTATGATGATAAAACCCATTATGACCTATTTAAACAAGAAGATACATCTCTAAAAACATATCAAAATATCATTATACAATTAAATAAACATGAATTAAATTTAGATTTTGATAAAGTATATGGAGAAGTCAAAGATTATAGTCCTGTTATTTATCAAGTTAAATATGATATCAATCGACTACGACCTTTTCAAGCAAGTTATATATTAAAAATACCTATTAAACATCTTGATTCAGAATCAGCAGATACCCCTTCAATGCCTGCTGGACATACAATTCAATCTCTATTATTTGCTGCTATAATATATCGTGATAATAAGACATTTTTTGAGAATCATATTGATTTATTAAAATGGATGATTGAAATATGTTTAGATGTTGGTAAACGACGAGTTATAGCAGGATTACATTATCCATCAGATAATATAGCAGGTAGAGTATTTGTTATGGAGGTTATAAAAGAATGGAATATAGAAGAGTTTACTAAATATTTATCATAGTATAGATTCACCATCTATCTCAATAACGGTTAAACCAGCTTCTTGAAACATTTCAGCAGATATGTTAAAATCCCATTTACTATCTGTTTTATCGATCTTTTCTGTTATTATTGTTTGAATACCTGATTGTATTAATACCTTACAACATTCAACACATGGATATAAGGTAACTACACATATCGAGTTTTCTATTTTTATACCACCTCGTGCTGCATTTGCTACAGCATTCATTTCAGCATGAGCAACCCATTTATATTTGGTTGGTCTAGTCCAACGTTCAGGTGTTTCTTTAAGATTACGACATATACCATTAAATCCTGTACTTAATATTTGATGTGAATCAGGAGCTAATATAATCGCAGCTACTTTTGTAGATGGATCTTTACTAAATAAATCCGCTTGATACCTTGCTAATTTAAGATATTTAATAGCCTTCTCTTGATTCATTTTTGTTATAATTAGATGTTATATACCTATAATATCTAATCTTTCAACTTTACTAATAATGTGTTATTAGGATATTAGAAAAAACTTGAAAAAATAATAATAATAGCTCTTACATAAATAGTATAAAAATACGATGGAGGACATTATAAATAAACTTCAAGCATTAAATATAAATGAGATTAATGATGATAAGATACTTGATGATATGTATAATAAACTATCAGAAGTTAAAATATATGTGAATGAACATATGAGAATAATTGAATCTCATAGTCATTTTAATCATAAGAATCTAACAAGTCTTCAAAATGTACTAACTAATGAATTTCAAAAGGATATTATTTATAGGTCATCTAGGCATTATGATGAGGATCGTTTGTACATGATCGATTTTAACTTGGTTAATGATCCAAAGAAACCTAATATATTAGGTACCTTTTCTATGTTAGGTACATTTGATTTTAAAAAGAATACAAGGTCTCATTATGATATAAAAATGTACAAGCCAAATAGTAATGATAAGGGTTCATTTTGGTGTAGTTGCCCAGACCATAAGTTCAACTCAACCAAGAAAAGTACAGTATGTAAACATATCACTTTTGTGGTATGTCAGGTTGCAAAAGTAATGACTCGTCATTTTTTCGAAACTAAACATTTATCCGAAGAACAAACTAATGATTTGATTAAGAAGGTTTCCAAAGATAGTGCTATATGGAAAGATAAATTAGTATGTCGTAAGATTAAAGTACTTAATATTGATTCTTTCAAAGAAAAGACAAAAGTTATAGATGATGAGGATGTATGTCCGATTTGTTATGATGATCTTGGTAATCATAATAATAATAATCTTTTAACATGTCCCAAGTGTACTAATTATGTACATGATGAATGTATGATGGTATGGATGGAAAAACATACGAGATGTGTATATTGTTCAGATACAGTATGGCAACATTATGATGCAGTTAAATCTGGTCAAACTATTAATTTACAATAAATAATGAATGAAGTTACAATAAATAATGAATGAAGTTACAATAAATAATGAATGAAGTTACAATGAAATTGTGAATAACAATTTTACACTAATTTTATTATTTATAATGAAGTTACAATGAAATATTAAAAATAGTATCACTTTTTGGTGTTGTAGATGAATCTATATTAGAATCAACTCGATGTAAACCTATAGGTGGCCATGTTCCTTTAGCTAAATATTCAAGAGTATGTTGAGAGGTTATAACTTTTATATCTTTTATGGAAGCTATTATAGTTTTATATATACGTGTTTCGGCTTCTACAAATGTTTCATTAGATAATATAGGATAAAAATGAAATGATCCTTCTAATTTGGCATCAGGTAATAATTGTAGAATTGAATTTTTAACATTTATTTCAGCTTCTTCATAAGAATTACAACATATAACATAAGAGTAGTTATCAGTTATATCAAATACATAAATACCCTTCATATAATTAATGACTTCATTTTTTCTTTAATTGGTTTTGAAAAGTAGCTTAGTTCATAAAAATCAGTATCTTTATTATAATTACGAATCACAACTAGAGGAATATTCATAAGTTTAGAATAATATTCCATATCAATGCGTAACATTTTAATGGCAGTACATTTAATATCATAATAAGAATTGATAGTATTTATTATATTTGTAGTTTTACGTTCAGACATATAGGACACATATACATTAAATATGTCATTTTCTTGGTAATAGGGAGCAGATAAAAAGTTAATTTTACCTAATTGAAAACTATTATCAGGATTAAGAAATGGTTCCGAGTTATAAACTATAGGATATATATATTGACAGTTCAACATACGAAATTTTTTATTACGTATATGAATTAATGGTGGTCGATGCGGTGCAGGATTAAGTTTGGTATTCATACTTTATTAGTATATATATTATGATAATTCTTTATCTTAATAATAAAAAATTGATATTTTTTTGTATTAAAATAATTTGTAAGTGAATATACTATAAATATGTACGCATGGCAGGTATACAATATTAATACTAGTAGCTATATAGATAATAATGTAATTTTATCAGTGAAGGTACCAAAAGATAATCAAAAAAATGAGTTGACTGAAATTGAATTAAATGAATTAAACAAATTAAATGAATTAAGTGAATTAGATGAATTAATGAATCGATTATTAATTAAAGCTCCTAAATATCTCCATTTAGATTTACTAAATATAGTATGGATGAATGACTATATAGCAAAAAAATACGTATTAAAACTTATGCATGAAATGAGTGAAGATTCATTAGATTTTGTATTAAAATATCTAAAAGATAAGGATAAAAATGATCAGGTATTAGCACTTAATATGTTTCTATTAGATAAAAAAATATCTTGATAGTATTAAATATGTTTTTTATAAAAAATGGACTTACAAAATCATTAATATTATTAGGAACTATTCGTGCATTTATTAAAAGTGAATATGCTATAACAGGATCTATACCTAATGAAAGAAATTTGACTATTACAGAACGTACAGGTGTTTCAATACTTGGTGGTATAATTTTTCCAGTATTTGCTCCACTATGTATTTATTATGATATTAATCGTTTAGAGGTTAAAATGCGAGGTTTAGATAGTGATAAATATAAAACCCGTATTATGAGTAGTTTTGATGTTATATTTTAATATTATTTTCTTTAGGCATGTAAATCCATTTTTTTAAAATGGCTTAAAAACAATTGTATATATAGTATTATGGGAATACTCCCATAATATTTTATTTTTTAGAACCGTTAGCTCAGTTGGTCAGAGCGTTGTGCTTATGACACAAAGGTCGGCAGTTCAAACCTGCCACGGTTCAATGGGATTCTAGTGAAAAGCCTCCACGTGGCGAATCCTGGATTAGATATAAAGAATTATCTAAACGAATATTTCACATTCTTTTGTTAGCATCGTTAGGAAAGCGGTCAAATCCGAATGCCTTAAGAGCATTTCCTCAATGGTTCGCAGGTTCGAATCCTGCACGATGCATGGGATTTAAGTGAAAAGCCTCCACGTGGCAAATCCTGGATTAGATATTTATATCATCAGATATCAATATATATCAATAAATATTTAAACGAATATTTCACATTCTTTTATTAGCATCGTTAGGAAAGCGGTCAAATCCGGATGCCTCAAGAGCATCTCCTCAATGGTTCGCAGGTTCGAATCCTGCACGATGCATACTGTATTTAATATAATTGTATTTAATCGAATTGCATTGTTTAACTGAATTTAATAGATAATTTTATCTATTAAATTAATATTACTTGATAACCCCCTTTATTATTAAATTAAGTAAACTTGATTTAATAAATAATTGAAAAAATAAATTATTTAATCCTTAGCATATTAGATAAGGGGATACAAACCAGTATCTTCCAATAGGAACCGTTAGCTCAGTTGGTTAGAGCATTGTGCTTATGACACAGAGGTCGGCGGTTCAAGCCCGTCACGGTTCAATGGGATTCTCGTGAAAAGCCTCCACGTGGCGAATCCTGGATTAGGTCTGGATTAACCCTCCAAACTTAAACAAGTGTTTCACGCATTCTTGTCACTATTAATCTATTTTTTCTAAAATTAATCAATTAATTTTTTACTTTATTTAATAATTAATTGAACTCGACTTACGTCTCACCTAATTTATTATTAAATCAACAAAGTTGATTTAATAATAAATTGATTAAAGTTATATATTATATACAAATTTCTTTATAATTATCAAAAATGTTTAAATATATTTCCGATATAGATCCTAGCTTTCTAAGTACTTATCTTGGTCGTGATATGACTGACGATGAAAAGAAAGAAATATTCCGTGATGCTCAAGATCATCTTGATGAATATAGCGATGAATGTGTTTGGTGGAATTGTGATGCTATTCTAAAGTTAAAGATATGGAAAAATATTACTCTTGTCATTAATAGACATATGACAAATGAGGAAAGGAATATCATAGCAGAAAAGATTAAATGCAATCCTTATATGTATGAAAATGGTGAAATTAAAGATACTCCTTTAATGGAACTAGTTGATACATGGAAATAAGTTTATTAAAACAAATTAATTTATAAATTAAGACTTATACGTGCAATCATATTAATAATACTAGATGGTATTTTTGTATTTGTCGATGTAATAATACGTTCTCGTGTTATACACTGCCATAGTTTACCATATTTAAATTCCAATACTACTTTTATAACAGTATTTCTATTATACTTTTTTGCAAGTTTTAATATATTATCATACGTCTCAATTACTTTATTTTTTAATAATAAAGATACAATATGTGGATTACCATTTTTACATGCCCAATATATTGGTGTTTCACCATTTTTATTACAAATATTAACATTTATATTTTTTTGTAATATAATTTTAACTAATGATGTGTTACCATTTTTACATGCTAGTAAAAGTAATGTATTACCTTGTTCATCATATGTGTTTAAATCATTAGTTGATGCATATTGTACAAGACGTATACATATACCTTTAGATCGATTATTTACAAGTTTAAACAATATATTGAAATCATATTCAATAGGTAAGCATTTCATTTGTTGCAAGTAATATTGAACTCCAAAGTTATCATTATGTTCTATTGCTGCTTCTAAGATTTCATACGGAATATTATTATTGTATATATTAGGGTATTTACGAAAAATATCCATAATAATCATAGATTGTTTTTGCTTTTTAAGTCGATCAATTATACATATCTTATTACATAAGAAGATATCATTTTTGTTCATAGGAATACTAACATTTAAAAGTATGTATTTAAAAAAGTTATTACTATCTTCATAATTATATTCCAATGCATAAATAGTTGCAATAACTGGTAAAGAGTATGGTGCATTTATTGATATCATTTTAGAACTTATATGGACTATTTGAATTATATGTTCCTGTAATTGTTCATTATTAATAATATCGGTATTACTATTAACATTGGCACCATGATTAATACAAAACTCAACCAATAATAATGATAAATCCTTTGAAGATCTAATTAATATATCGGAAAAATCATCATTAAAAATTTGTACAGATCCAAATACTACCCATAATAGTTGTGTTACAACTGTATCCTTATTTTCATATAAAGTTAAATGTTCTTCAAGTTCTATTATAAATGTATTGTAAAAAGTTATATGATCTCTATTTTTTTCTATAAAGGCAGTTACTTTTTGAAAAATATCCATTTTTTAATATTATTATGTAACTAAAATGTTGTAAGAGCTGTTGTAACTGTATAAGAGTATAGTGTATTACAGATGCGTTAAGTAAACGCGGGTAGTAGTATCAAGAATAATATATTATTATTTTATCAATTTATTATAGGTTAAGTTTACTTAACCTATAATAAATTAGATGAGACGTAAGTCGAGTTCAATTATTTATTTAATCAATTTTATTGATTAAATAAATAAGAGAAGGAGTTTATAAACGAGTTCAATTTATTTATTAAATTAGATGAGATGTAAGTCAAGTTCAATTTATTATTAAACGATTTATCGCTTTATAATAAATAAAATTGTAATACCTCCTGTGGGGATCGAACCCACGACTTTCGCATTAGAAGTGCGATACTCTATCCAACTGAGTTAAGGAGGCAGTAGGTGTATTTATTTATATCACCTAAATATATATATTTGTTAATGGTTTAAGTAGTTTTCTAATTATATAATAATAAATGCATTATACATTACCACCAGGAGTATACTATATAGGTGATATATCACTAGCTTTATCTGCATATAATCTAAATAAGAATTCAGATTTTATGGGGAAATATAGAGTAAAAACTCATGAAGGCAACTCATTTGAATATGTAGTTGCCCCAACTACATTAGGTAATGGTATTTATAATGGAAGTAATGGAGATAAATTTATAGTATTAAAAGGATGTATAGGTATGGTTCCTATTTATTTATTAGATGAACATAATATGATAGATAATACTTATGAGTTTGATTATCTAGTAGATTTTACATGGAATCATGGTATATTTACGATATCGAGTATTGATTTTAATCTAATTATTAATACTAATTTGTATTTATTAAATTAAACATTTGATCATAAAAAACTATTACCTGGTTGTTTTTTTGAAGCTATTTATTTATTTGTATAACTAATAAATAAATAATTGATAAATTTTATTGTTACATAGTATGATAAATATAAAAATAAAAATAAAGAAGCAGAGTCTGATTCTGATTCTGATTCTAATTCTGAGTCTGATTCTAATTCTGATTCTGATAATGAATCAGATCGTGGTAATGATTTAGATATTGGTGTCTAATCATTTTCAAAATCTATTCCCTTTTTCTTTAATATCTTTAAAACATTTGTATACCAATTACCATTGAACGTATCTATGTATAATGTCCCATCCGCACATAATCGCATCCACTTTTCTACATCCTTTATATGAAATCGTCGCTTTTCAAGATCATTTGGTTTAAAATTTATCATTACACCCCGCATGTTACTAAATTTTTGACTAAACTTTCCATTTTCTAGTATCTTGTCTATGGTTATTTTTATACTAAATACAAATTCATTCGTTTTTAATCCCTTTGAATTTACATATAGCGAAATATGTGCAACACGTTTTCCTGTATAATATGGTGCTTTTTCCGCAAACATCTTTATTATGTCTATAGGTCTATGATAACCTTTCATTGGTATAAAATCACTACGGTCACACATCACATAAAATGATTCCAAGTCTTTTTCTTCTAATGTTGTTTTCAATTTCTTCAAATATTTTTTAATATCAAATTCAGTCATATAATATAATAGTATATATATGAATTTTATTTTAAAGGAACAAGTGTTTAATCATGAAGGATCCTTTACCATAATTTAACTGATATCCCAATTTTTCATAATATGGTTTTACTCCTTCACCTGCTATAACTGATATAAATTTATATCCTTTATTTTTAGCTATACTTTCTGCTTGTTTCATAAGAATTTTACCTAATCCCTGATGTTGAACATGATTACCTTTAGTATTTGCATTATTTAGTTTACCATAAACATGTAATTCACGAATGAGAGCACATCCATTTAACTCTTCAAATACTTTATTTTTAGCATCATCTAATCGTAAACGTATAAATCCATATATTGTTTTATTATCAATAGATTCTGCACTTATAAAATATTCAATTCCATTTGATGCATTATATTGACGAACAACCATTATGTATGTACCATCCCATATTTTATTCTTTATTTCTCGACAACGGATACACATACATGACTTTCCTTCTTTTATCATTATATCTAATAATTCCTGTCTCATATTAGCACAATCATTACTAGATATAATACATGATGTAGGAATATCACGAACTATACGATTGTTACGTATCCATGGAAATATAATACTTTTAAACTCGATTAGTATATCTATTAGATCTTCTTCAGGATATTGAACATAAGAACCATCCCTAAACCATTTTTCGATTTCTGTCCAAGGTGTTATTGCACATGGATATATTTTTAATTGATCTAAGGATAATTCAGGATGTTTCAAATCATATACTTCCCAATGAATATTGTTTTTAATATACCGATGTATATGTAAATTGAGACCAGCTATAACATCTAACATCATTTGTCTATCTTTCATAGGAGTAGTTCCGGGAAGATTAGGCATAAGATGTCCATCAATTTTATAACCATTTCTTTTTAATATTTCAATAGCTTTGATAGTTGTTTCTGTAGGACATTGACGATTTATCTTTTTAAGAACATCATCATGAACATGTTGAATACCTAACTGAATACGGGTACAACCATAATAACGATATCTAATTAGTTGTTGTGAATTTATCATATCAGGACGTGTTTCTAAAGTGAGACCAATAACACGAGACTGTACTGATTGATTAATATCTTTTTCTTGAGAAAGAGTAAAACGAGGTCTTTTTTCAATATCCCAAAAAGTGTTCGCAGCATAATAGATATCACGACAGAACTCTTCAACATAAGCATGTGGATATGAATCTAAAGTACCACCTAATACTAGTACCTCTAATTTTCCTAATTCACCATTTCCAGTCATGAATAAAGCTTTCATACGATCCCACATTTGCCGCACACAATCAAACTCATTTCGATTTGCTCGTAATACACCTGGTTCCAGATCTATATAACTACGAGGTTGACCGGGTTGATTTGGACAATAATGACAATTAAATGCACAACTAAATGCTTGTTTAACTCTTATACCTTCTTCATTTGTATACTCTGGATTAGGAGCAGTAAAAACGGTTATAGATGTTATACCACTCCAACTCTTACACTGCTTTATCTGTAAGGTTTTTCTAAGATTACTTTCACCCTTATTAGTTACCTTACCTTGTTTTAATAAATCCAAATAAACATGAAAAAGAAAAGAATTTTTCCCACTAAATTTATATTTTCGAGATACATTTATTAACTCTTTATGAGACATAACATGATCAGAATTTAAGATAGTATCTATAATTGGATATAAATGTATTAAGTCTTCTGATGTAGGTACTGCAAATTCTCGTACCATACATTCTTTAAATTTCTTACCTAATTCTTCTATATTTACTTCTTTTATAGCCATTGAAGCTTGTATAGGAATAAACAGTAACATAAAATAAAATAATATCAATTTATTATTAAATCAACTATGTTGATTTAATAATAAATTAGGTGAGACGTAAGTCGAGATCAATTTTTAAATTAAGATGATTAATCATCTTAATTTAAAAAGGGTGCATATTTCTAAAGGAAATGTGTTCAATTTATTATTAAATCAACATAGTTGATTTAATAATAAATTAGGTATGTAAGCAAGACGTAAGTCGAGATAATTAAAAATTAGGTTAGATCAACTTGATGACGTATAAAGTAAGGTTTGACGAGGATTTAAATGATGTTATGATTTAACATAGCATCATTTAACTTGGAAGCGGAACAAGCTTGTTAAGAGCTCATGTTTTGCTTCTTCAGAAGCTCCATCATCAGCTTGTGGCTCGGATCATCGATCTTGGTCTTGACCATAGACGTAGTCGTAGTGGGCTCCTGGAACTGATCCGGCGACACAATCGAAACACGACGAGACCCGCAATTGGTCTGCGACTTCATCTGCATCTCGATCTGCTGCTGACGCTGGTCCATCTGCTGCAGCTTGGCCATAATGGCCTCCATGGGATCAGGCTTCTGAATCTGGGGCTGGACATAGGTCTGCTGCATCTGAGGCTGAACATACGACTGCATCTGAGTCGGCGGCTGGACATACGACTGCATCTGAGTCGGGGGCTGGACGTAAGTCGGGGGCTGCGTGTACGACTGCATCTGAGTCTGCGGCTGGACATAGGTCGGGGTCTGGTTGTACGACTGCATCTGC